CTTGTTCTGGGACGCCACCAATTCGGTAGTCAACAAAACCAGCACTGCGCAGCAGCAGATTGGCATCGCAGTCGCTGCCGCAGCCAACCCCAGCAGCACTGTCACGATGAAGATTGGGCAATACCTGCCGGTGGCAACCTAAGCCCAGCCAACCCAAGCGCCAGACTGCCTGCCATGTCATTCGCCGCCCTGCAAGCCCGACTCAACACCACCGCCCTGGCGCGGCTTGGAACGGTTGTTGTGCTTGCAGGGGTGTCGGTACCCGCCGTCTTTGACAAGACTTATCTGCTGGGGCACGTGGGTAGTGCCGGCATGGCCTCCAGTCAATCGGCGCTAACACTTGAAACCAGTGTTATTCCGCCTCAAATCGTTGATTGGTTTCGCTACTATACCGAGCCATTCAACCCGATTGACCTGCTGGTCAACGTCGCAGACACCGACTACCGGATAGTGGGGCACGAGCCTGATGGCGCTGGCCTGAGCCACCTTGTGCTGGAGACGGTATGAGTACCTCTCACTTGCAAATTTACGATGCAGTGGTGAATGCGTTGTGCGCCGAACCTGCGCTGTCGGATGGCCAGATCAAAACCATGCGCAGCACCAACCGCCCGGTTGCCGAAGGTGTGCCGCGCCAAATCCGCGTGTTTCTGGAGCAAAGCCTACCGCGCCCCATGGTCGGCGGTAGTGCCCCGGTAGATTGGGCAACCCGCATTCGCATCGAATGCCTGGCGCGCGATCTGCTTGGAACCAGCCCGGTAAAAGCGCTGGATGTGGCCACCACATTAGCCGCCCAATGCCAAACCAGAGTATTGCAAGACGCCGCCCTGCAGTCGATGGTATCTGAGGTTTTGCCAGCGCCCATGCAGTGGGATGAAGACGAAGCCGACACCAGCCTCACCGCCTGCCAGTGCCTTTTCACACTGACGCACCGCACCCCGTTTTCCAACTTGATTGTGTAAACCATGGCCACCAAACAAATTTATGCCTCGCCTGCGGATGCCCTGCCGGCAGATGCCGACACCAACCACCCGTATTTTGGCAAAGGCGGCAGCTACAGCTTTGACCCAGCCACCGGCCAAACCACGCTGCTGGAACGCGCCGGGCTCGCCACCGATGCCACCGCCGACGCGGCCCCAACCAACACCACTCAGGAGTAAACCATGGCCACTCGCCGCATGAAAAATACCACCATCCTTGCCAAAATTGGCGTCACCTACGGCACCGACACAGTGCCCTCTGGCGCCGCCAACTCCATCCTGGTCAGCGATGTGTCGTTCACACCCCTGGAAGCCTCCAATGTAGATCGCAACAACGTACGCGCCTACATGGGCGCCAGTGAGAACCTGGTAGGCACCGCCTCCAAGTCGCTCAGCTTTGCCGTTGAAATGGTCGGCTCTGGCACCGCTGGCGTTGCGCCCAGTTGGGGCCTGCTGCTGCGCGCTTGCGGCTTTGCCGAAACCCTGACCGCCGTGACCCGGGTTGACTACATTCCGATCAGCACCTCGTTTGAGTGGGTCGACATCTATGTCTATTTCGACGGTGTGTTGCACAAGATGCTGGGTTGCCGTGGCACCGCCACACTGGACTTTAGCGCCGGCGCCGTGCCAAAAATCAAATTCTCTTTCAAAGGCATCGATGCCGGAATTGCTGCCAGTGCCCCAGCCGGCGTGGACTACACCAGTTGGCAAACCCCGCAAGTGGTGACCGACACCAACACCGCCGACCTGGTGCTGGGCTGCACCCACACACTGGTAGTGGCACCAGCACTCACTGCTGGCACTGCGTATCCGTACAGCAAACTCTCGCTTGACCTGGGTATTGACGCCCCGTTCATTCCGCTGATCGGGCAAGAGTCGGTCGAAATCATGGACCGCAAAGTCACCGGCGATCTTGAGATGGACCTGACCGCCGCGCAAGACGTTACCTTTATGGGCAACGTCAAGGCCAACACCCTCACCAGCATCGGCCTGGTGCACGGCACGGTAGTCACTAAAAAGACCTTGATCTTTGCCCCGGCTGCGCAGTTGACCACACCCAGCTATGGCGACCTGAGCGGCAAGCTCATGAACAACTACAAACTGGTGTTGCCGCCTACTGGCACCGGTAACAACGAGCTGCGCATCGTCACCAGCTTCTAACCCCCTGCAAACCCGGTTGGTGCTGCAACCCACAGCACCGGCCCACCCCTCCCACAGAAACCACTCTGCACAACCCATCATGATCATCAACACCGCCTCCCCCAAATATTTCGCCCCGGTCGCCCTGAAAATTCTCAGTGAAGACGGCGCCCTGCAAGAGCTTACCTTTGACGCCCAATTCAAGCGCAGCAAACAAAGCGAGGTAACAGCATTTTTTGAAGGCCGGTCTGGTGAAGTCATCAATCACAAAGAAACTGTCGACAACTTCATGACCGGCTGGCGCGGTGTTACCGATCCCGGCGCCGCCCTGGTACCTTATTCGCCCGAGGCCCTGGACGCCTTGTGTGAAGAGTACCCCGGCATGCGTGGTGCCATTGCCGCCGCCTATTACGCCTCTATCACACCCAGCGTTGCGGCCCACCTCGCAGCAAAAAACTAGCAGCGGTTGCCCGGCACTGGGCCACTGGCGGCCGTGCAACCGTGGACGAATCAGCCTTGGACGGACTGCGCGCCGCCGGGGCGCCAGCGCAAGTATTGGAGCAAAAACGTGCAGAACTGCAAAACAACATCGAAGCCAACACGGTCGAAATCTGGCCCGAGCACAGGCGTTGCTGCGAGCTGTTTTTTGCCATGGGAACGCAGTGGAACCTTATCACCGGGATCAATGGCATGAACGGCGGCTTGCACCACCAAAGCCTCAAATATGAAGTGCTTGACCTGGTGGAGAGTCGCCTGCCAGCCGACCCTGATGCGCCCGCTGCCGATGTGCTGTTCGCCCAACTCCAGACGCTGGAGCGCGAAGCCCTCAAACATTTGAACCAGGACTAGACCATGGCTGGCGAAATTGGCGTCATCATCAAAGGCAACTCAGCGCAGCTCACCGCTGAGCTGCAAAAAGCCGGTGCCGCCGTCAAGTCGTTTGGCACAGATGCCAGCGCCTCCTTTGCCAAAGGTGAAATATCCGCCAAGCAACTGGCATTTGCCACCCGTGGGTTACCAGCGCAGTTTACGGACATCGTAGTCAGCTTGCAAGCCGGCCAAGCGCCTTTGACTGTACTGCTGCAACAAGGCGGCCAGATCAAAGACATGTTCGGCGGCATTGGCCCTGCCGCCAAGGCGATGGGCGGTTATGTTCTGGCTTTGGTAAATCCTTACGTGCTGGCTGCTGGCGCCGTCACCGCGCTAGGTGTTGCCTACTACCAGGGCGCTCAAGAGTCGCACGCTTTTGCTAAGGCCATTGTGCTGAGTGGCAACGCTGCTGGCGTCACCGTCACCCAGTTGCAGGCTATGGCGGCCAGCATTCACCAGACGTCGGGCATCAGCACCGGCGTTGCGGCTGCAGCACTGGCTGAGTTTGTGTCAAACGGCAATATTGCCTCCAGCCAGTTTGAGAAATTTGCCAAAGTCGCAATTGATCTGGAAAAACTCACCGGCATCGCGGTGGCTGATACGGTCAAGCAGTTTTCCGAACTGGGCAAAGACCCGGTGGGTGCCAGTCTCAAGCTCAATGAGTCCACCCATTTCCTGACGCTATCGGTCTATGACCAAATCAAAGCCTTGACTGAGCAGGGCAGGGTGCTGGAAGCCGGCGCCCTGGCCCAAGACACGCAGGCCAACGTCACCCAGCAGCGCCTGGCCGAGTTGAAAGGTGGCCTTGGCAATGTAGAAATTGCCTGGGGTGGCGTTAAGTCTGCCGCCAAATGGGCTTGGGATGCTATGCAAAATATGGGTCGCGATGGCGATCCGGTTGAAAAGTTAAAAACCAAACTTGCCGCGCTCAAGGCAGCATCCACCTCAATCTACGCTGGCGGCTTCACCGACAACACGGCCGCTCAAATCAAGGAAGTTGAAGCCAAGCTGGCGTATTACGACCACATCAACGCCTCGGAGCGCGACCGTACTGCATGGCTTGCTGCTCAAACAAAGCAGTTAGACGCCCAAGTCGCCCTCGATAAAGAACACGACAAGTACCTCTCCAAAGAGCTGCAAATGCAGCGCGAGATTGCCACCGCCATTGCACTGTCTAAAGCCGCACCGCAAAGCTCTGCCAACACCATCAAACTCGGCGAAACCATTGAAGGAATAGAAAAGAAGTTCAAGGAAACAGCCGCCAAAACCACCATCAAGCCCGATGCCTGGCTGACAGATGTTGCCAAGTCGTACACCAAAGCCATGGACGATCTTGGCAAGGCACAAGAAGCTGCAGCTGCTAAGGCCAACGAGTTAAGCGGTGCTCAATCCATTCTGGCCAAGACCTTGGCTGCACCTGAGTTTGCCGCCTACAGCCGCCAGCAGCAAGAGCAGATCATCATGGCCGGCTACCTGGTGCAAAAAGAAGAGGACCACGCCACCTCGGTAGAGCGCACCAAAAAATCGATTGCGGACACCGCCAAAGAACTCGACGCCTACGCCACCGCCCAGCAAAAGAGCGTGCAGAGCAGTTACAACGAGGTGGCTGCAGCCCAAGCTGCTTATGACGCACACAACAAACTCAAGAGCGTGATTGCCGAAGAAGAGTTGGCACGGCTGCAAAACGCGCGGGCGATCATTGCCGGCTACGAAGACACCAGTGTCATTGACCAGCAGATTGCCAGCAAAAAGCGCCTGATTGAGATTCTGAAAAGTGGCGAGGTGCGCGACGCCGCCGAGAAGGGCGCCAAAGCCGCCGCCGACGCCTGGAACAAGACCGCCGACAGCATCAACAACGCCCTTACCGACGCCCTGATGCGCGGCTTTGAAAACGGCAAATCAGCTTTCGACAACCTGTGGGAGTCGATCAAAAACACCCTAAAAACATCCGTCTTGCGGGTGCTTATCCAGCCGGTCACCGGCGCCATTACCGGCATGATGGGAATGTCCGGGTCAGCCAACGCCGCCAGTAGTGGCAATATGCTGGGTAGCGCCTCGGCCCTTAACTCGAGCATGGGCTGGTTGACCAACTTTGGCGGCAGTGTGACCAACTGGCTGGACCAGGGCATGAGCTCCTTTGGTGGTGTGGCCGACATCGGCGGCATGAGTACCCAGTCCATTGGCCAGATGGCACAAACATTTGGCGAGGTGCTTGGCTATGCCAACGCGGCTTATGCCTTGTCTCAGGGCAAGTATGCCGAGGCCGCTGGAAGCGCAATCGGCACCTACTTTGGTGGGCCGATTGGCGCCTTCATCGGCTCGAATATTGGCAAGGCCGTAGACAAGTTCTTTGGCGGCGAAACGCGCTCTGGCGGGCAGTACAAGTCTGACGGCAGCGGTGCGGCCATGTTTGTTGCCGGCCCCAGTGGCGGCCAGATCGCCGGGGATGATGCCCGGCGTATGATGGAAACCGCGCAGGCCAGCATCAGCAACATGCTCAAGGCAGTGGGCAGCACCGCCACACTAACCGGCTTTCAGGCCGGGCTGGAATCGTCGGACAACAACCGAGGCGGTGTGATGGCCGGGGGCACGCTGAGCACCGGCGCCACCTTTGGCCAGACCGGGCGCGGCAGTGTCTATGACGGCACCTTGTTTGACCCCAGCAAGAGCTTCAACATGGACGCCAAAACTGCGTTTGAGCAGTACGGCGTGGAGCTGGGCCAGTCGATTGTCGAAGCGCTGCTGGTCACCAGCGACATACCACTTACCGTAACCAAAATCATCGGCGCAGCGCTGGGTGGCAAGTCTGTAAGCGCCCTGACGGGCGAGGCCACAACGGCACTGCTGACCAGCATCAACACAGTAACCACGGCAGTAACCAGTTTTAACACCGCCGCCAAGACACTGCCGTTTGCCAACCTCAAGCAGCTTAGCTTTGACGCCGCCGCCGGCCTGATTGCGTTTGCCGGTAGCATGGATGCGCTAGGCGCCAACCTGACCACTTACTACCAGGCGTTTTACAGCAGCGAAGAGCAGCGCGCGCAGCTCATCAAAAACATCAATGCCACACTGGTGGGCTCAAGTTTTGACGCTGCCACCGCCACCCGCGAGCAGTACCGTGCGCTGGTGGAGGCGCAAGACGTCACCACCGAGTCGGGCCAGAAGATGTACGCCGCGCTGATTTCCGTCGCAGGTGCGTTCGATCAGGTATCCAAATCGGCTGGCGGCACCATCGCCGCCCTGCAGGCCAGCGCCTACGCCAGCTACCAGGCGGCTCAAAAAGCAGTAGATCCACTGCGTGCCTTTGCCCTTAGCGTGCGCGAGCTGCAAATCTCGCTGTGGACTGGCGCCCAATCGCCCGCCAAGGGCAAGGCCATCACCAGCATGACGGCAGCGCGCTTTGCCACAGTCAATGTGTTGGCTGCTGGCGGTGACAAAACCGCGCAAGGCAATCTGTCGGGCGCCGCCACCGGCTACCTGGACGCCGCCCTGAATAGCGCCAAAAACGCCACCGAGTACGCGCGCGCCTTTGCCTATGTGCAAAACTCGCTCAACGCCACCGCACTGGTGACTGAAGCCTCGGTGTCAGTAGCTGATGCGCAGTTGGCCGAGCTGAAACAGTCTAATGCCTGGCTGGCTTCGCTGGACGCCAAAAACACCATTCAAAACGACAGCCTGGCGTTTTTGCTGGCCGCTGCCACCGCCAGCAGCGCCGCTGCGCAAGCTGCTGTGCAAGAACAGGCTGCGCAAGTGGCACAGGCTGCCATCGAACAAGCCCGAATCAGCGCTGCCGCCGTGGCCGCGCAGGCCGCTGCAGCTGCCGCTGCCGCTGCTGCAAAAGTAACCTCAGACGCTCTT